GCCGTGCAGTTGCCGACGGCGACCCAGGCTGAGCCCTCCCAGCGCTCCATCTGCCAAATGGGGTTAGCGCTGCCGCCGCCCCAGCTTCCTGTTAGACGGACTTGGCCCACGCCTCCGCTGTCCAGGAACTCAACGAGGCGCACGAGGGTCGTCGAGCTAGCGGGGTAGGAGTTTTGGACAATATCGAAGTGAAGCCAGAAGTCGGCCTGCGCGCCGACGTTGGGCGTGTCCATCCACGAAATGGAGCCGGATACCTTCGTCGTGCACCTTGCGAACGCTGGGTCGTAAGGGGGCTGGCTGCTGGATAGTTCGACTGCGGAGGAGTCCGACGGGACGAAGAACCCCATCTCCCCGCCGAATGCGAGGATGCTCACGCCGCGGCCCCGATCATCGTCGCGGCGAAGTTCTGGACATTGGTCGATGTGTCAGGCGTCACGAGGGTGAACACGTCGCCGATGGCGAAGTCCTGCGCGTCACAGTCGACCGTCACGTCGCCGGTGGCATCAACCGTCCACGTTCCATAGACCGAGCCGTTGTGCGCCATGTTGAATACGCAGTCGTCGGTCGTATCGGCGCTGAAGTACGCAGCTTCCGGAAGGTCGGCTTCGAACGATACCGCCACGCCGAAGACGTGCATCGCGACGATCTCCTGAACGCCCGGAGCATCGCCGAGGAACTGCATGTGGACGTGGTAGGGGTCGCCGGGATTGGCGGTCTCGGTTTCGCCGGCCGACGCGAGATAGAACACCTGGTTGCCCGCCGCATCGCGGACGCGGATCGAATATTTGCCGCTGGTGAAGATCTGGCCGGGAGAGCCGGAACTGTCTGGATATCCGGCCAGCGTGCGGATCGGTTGCGCCGCCGGGGTCAGTCCCGCGGAATCCCAATAGGCGTCCTTGGGATTGGTCTCGGGGTCTTCGTTCTCGATCCCGATGTAGATGTAGCCCAGCTCAACCGCGAGGCCGTCGAGACCGGGATACCAGCTGTAGGGGTTCCGAACTTCCTGCATTGGCGGGAAGTTAATTGCGCTGCTTCAACGCCGGGGATTTTCTGATATGGAGGCGGGGTGAAGCGGCTGCTGCTCTACGCTGCCCTCGTGTTTCTCATGTCGCTCCCGCCGGTTGATCCCGGCGCGTTCATTGAGACGTTTGTCCGCTGTCCCCATTGCCGGTAGCCGCCGCCTTCATCGGTGCGGTCCCGAACGCCTCTGCAAGCCGCTGCTGAAGTGACAGCACATCCGAAGCGATCGCCGGCTCTGCCTTGGCGATGTTGCCCAGCTTCCCGACATAGGCTTGCGGGTTCTTCGCCTTCGGAGCGCGGGCCAGCCAGCGCGCGAAGCGTGGCGAGGCGAGCAGGCGCCCGAGCGCATATTGCGTGCCGATCACCTTGGCGAAGGTAACGATTCCGCCGACACCGCTGAACAGCGTGAGCAGATTGCCGACGACACCGCCCGTGTTCGACATGTTGCGGTAGCCTTGCGCCTCGCGCGTGCCTTCCGCGATCTCCGCAAGGTCGTTGAGCGCGGCGCGTGCTTCGGGCCCGAAATAGGCGGCCTTCGCGCTTTCGCCGATCTGGTTCCAGTGGGTGAGGAAGGCGTTCAGCGAAAAGTCCGTTCCCTCAGAGCCCTGCTGTCCCGGCTTCGCCTTGCCCATCGCGCCGATGATCGACGCACGGACGTTGGCGCGTTCGCTCTCGGGCAGCGCCTGGAGGAACCTCACTGCGCGGGCGTTGTTGCCCTGGAGATCGGCAGTCAGGGTCTTCATCACCTGCTCGCCTGACTTGGTTCCGTCCTTGCCGATGATGGGCTGGATCACTTCGTCGACCAGCTGCGCCCGCTTGCGCCATGCGGCATCGCCCTTGGCGAAGAGGTCCGCGGCGGACTGGTTGCCGTTGGCCGCGAGCCCGTCGGCTACGTCTTCGGCAGCCGCGTCCAACACCTGCCCGACCCTGCGCTCGAGGTCGCTGCCGGTGAGACCGTTCTGCATGAACTGGTCACGAACGACAGTCCGCATCCGGCGAATGCCACCGACGGTCAGCTGGCCTTTCGCGAGATCGTCGCGGAGGCTTTGGAGCGTGGCAAGGCCCGGTGCACCGCCCGGCGTCTCTTGCAGCTCGGCGATATTGCGATCCAGTGCGGCAACGGCCTTGGGGGCAGCGAGCCTTTCGCCGGCCGATGCCTTTTCGGCGGCGCTGTAGAACACCCGCGCGTCGTCGGCGGTGGTGCGGATCGCCGCCTTCGCTCCGGAGATCGCCTGCTGACCGGCCGCCTCCGGCTCCAGCGCTTGCCCGATCGAGGCTGCAACCCTGTCCCGTGCCGTCTTGGCCTGCTCGGTCATCCGCTGTGCTGCGTCGATCACCGGCTTTCCGCCAGCGATCGTCTGCGTAATCATGCCGGTCGCGCGGCGCGTCATCGGCCCAGCCACGTCGGCGGGGAGCACATCGATTCCCTGCCGGTCCGCCGCCTGGATCAGCTCCTGCTCTTCGGTAAGCGGAATGTTGCGGACTGCGGTGCGTCCGATGTTCTGGCCGACGGCTTGTCCCGCAACACCGAGCGCTGCCCCGCCGGCCGAGCCGAGCCCTGCTTCGCCGAGCCCTTCGCCGATTCTGCCCTCGACGCCCTCGCCAGAACCCACGCCATGCGCGCCGCCGATATAAGCCCCGTCGCGGATCATCGCGTTGCGAACGGCCTTGGCCGCTGCCGCACGCCCCGCCGCAATCGCGGCCTCGCGGGTTGCACCTGCGGCCATTGCGTCGCGGGCGGCGGGGACGAACGCGCGCATCCCCGCACCCTCGTAGCTCACGGGAATGCCGAGACCGCCGAACAGCTGTCCCGCGATCCGCGCGATCGGATGATCCTGTTCGTCGCGGTCGACCTGTCCCCGGTAGCGGTCCTTCGCGGCATTCATGTCGTGCTCGAAGCCGTAGCCGCTCGGATGCTGGAGCGCTTGGGCAACGCCGTACATCTCGTCCATGAACCCGAAGGTTGGAACATCGGCAACGCCACGCGCGACTGCGCCGGGCGTGCCGTCATTGGCCGTATCCTGCTCGGTGCGGTAATCCACCGCCTTGTTCACCACACCATATTTGCGGCGGTAGGCGATCGTCTCGTCGATGCTGTCGGCGAAGTTCTTGTCACTGGCAGGACCGGGAACATGCCCCTTCGATGCAAGGAATCGTCGCGCCTCATCCGCGGCTGTATCGAGCGGACTTTCCGAGAGGATGCGGATGTACTGCGCCTCGTCCTCGGGAGAAAGGCGCGAAGCCGTCTGCTCGGGCATCGTGTCGGCGAAGCCCTGCTCGGTATGTGACGTGTCGACGACCGTCGCTGGTTGCGCGAGGTCGGAATACGGGTCGTTGGCAGGCTGCACCCTGGGCTGGACCGGATCGCCGATGTCCAGCCACGGATCTGGCGCGGGCACTATTTCTTCCTCAGCGTGCGGCCGTCCGGGGTCACGAACAGCGTGCCGGACGGCAGACGCCGTGCCTCGTCGACCGAATTGACCTTGACCGGCGCCGAGCCGCTCACGTCGCCGAGCGGCTGAAACAGGGCGTCCACCGCGTCGGCGTCATAGCCGTTCTTCTTCAGGAAGTTCTGCTGGCGCGCGGTCGCGGCCCGGATGATTCCGAGGCGGCGATCGAGGTTCTTCCTGATCTGGTCCGGCGCCATGCGAGGCGTGATCGTTGTCGAGGCATAAGCCTGCTTCTCGTGCTCGGTCAGAGCCGAACCGAACAGCTGGTTGCGCACCACGTTGTCCATCGACTGGAAGTCGGCCCACCAGTCGCGCATTCCCTTCGGGCCAACGTCGGCAATGCTCTGAAGCGAGTTGAGCCCGCCGCCAAGGATGGTGTGGCCGCCGTAATCGTCGTCCCAGTTTGCCGTGAGGCGCTGGAGCGTGTCGCGCACGTCGACCATCGGCTGCACCTTGGTCTGCACCTGCTGCGGGATCTGCTTGGCCTGCCGGTTCTGGCCGCCAACCGCCGTGACCTGGTTGGTCTTGAGGTTGCGCTGGTACTTGATACCAGACGGGAGGCCCATGTTCGCAGCCTCGGCGTCAGAGAGGATGGTGAAGCGGTCGCCTTTGCCGCCCGGCGCGGAGAACACCGTTTCGGCTTGCGCCGGCCCTGCCCCGCCGCCCGCGATTGCCGCGTTGTCCTCGTCGCGATCGGCCCATGCCTGGGCGTACTTGGCGGCCTTGGGATTGTTCTTCGCAAGGCGCTGGAAATAGGCGGAACTGATCTCCATGAACTTCTGCGGGTCGCCGCCCGAGTCCGCGAGCGCCTTCTTCGCGAACTTCGGATTGCGGATGTACACGTCGAAATAGGGCGCCTGGAGATTGGACGGCAGCGCCGCCGCTCCGCTCGGAACCCAATAGTCGTCGTGGTAAATCTGGACGGCCTGGTCCTGCGTCAGATTCTTGATGTTGGTGCCGAGCTTCGCCAGCGCGCCGGCATTGGCCTTGGCGTTGATCCCGAAGTTCGTCGGGAAGCCGTTCATGTCCTTCGGGTTGTACCCGCCCTCATGCTTGAGGACGCGCGACACGGCATTCTCGAAACCGCCCGCGCCGGAAGACGATGCGGGGGCCGCACCGTCGCCGCCGATGCGGACGATCTGCGTCACGGGATTGCCGTTTGCATCCGTGGTCTGGATCGTCTCGTAACGCGGCGCATAGGGCGCTTCGGCGATGAGATTGCCTTCCGCGTCGAATCGGCGGGAGCCGGGGCTAAGCGTGAAACCGGCGCCGGGATTGCCCAGCGCTTCCAACATCGGCCCGATCTTGTCCGGCCCGGCAGAGGTCGCGAGCATGAACCCGGCCATGCCCTGCGCCTGCTTGATCTTCGCCGGATCGCCGCTCTCGATGAGGTCGATCGCCGCATCGGTCGTCTCCGTCGGCTTGCCGGCCGACACCAGCGCCTCCTTGCGGCTCTTCAGGAGGTCGAGCGCAAGATCGGGCTGCCCATTCGACAGGGCCGCATAGACCTGTGACGCGGCGGACAGGTCGGATTGCCTCGCGCCCTCGCCGTATTGGTCCCATGCGTCCTTCAGGCTCTCGTGCGCCTCCGGATATTTCAGCATCAGCGCGCGGAAGCCTTCGGGTGAAGGGTTGGAGATCACCTGCGCGGCGTCCTGCTGGTATTGCTGCTGCGCCGCGGCGGCCTGGCGGAGCGCGTTGATCTTCTCCTGCTGCTGCTCCTGCTGGAGCGCGAGCTGCTGGCGGTCCATGTCGAGCGCCTGCTGCCGCTGGAGCGGTGCCATGAACTGGCCGAAATAGTCTGGGACTGCCGGAAGCTCGAGCATCAGAAGCTATATCCCGATGACCACAGCGACCCCGCGCCGCTGCCGAGCAATCCGGCGCTGGGCGCGAAGTTCACGCCACCACCACCGCCGCCGAAGATGCCGCTGATGACGCCCGGCGAGCCGAAGAAATTGGTCACGCCATTAAGCGCCATGCCGAGCCCTTGCGCCGAGCCGAGAGCACCACCCGCGCGCGCCGCGCCCATATTGCCGAGCAGCTGCGAAATGGCGTTGGCCGAGCCTTGCCCGAGCTGGCCCAGATTTGAGCCGACGCCCGCGCCAGCCCCGGAGATCCCGCCGAGCCGCGCGAACTGCTGATCGATCAGCTGCGCCAAGAGATCGGAGCGCTGGTTGTAGAGCGATGCCTGGACGTTGCCGCCCCTCAGCCCGCCTGTGGCCGATGCGTTCTGGAGGATCGCTTCCGTGCCAACGCGGTTGAGGGACGCGAACTCGGGGCTGTTCTGGATTCCAGTAATCGCGACCTGCTGCTTGTCGCCGCCGTTGAGGCCGAGGATATCGAGCATCCCGCCCAGAGCCGTGTGGCCGGCGTTCAGCCACGGCAGCAGGTCGGTGCGCGTCTGGTCGTATTCGCGCCGCTGCTCGTCGATGCCAGCCTGCGCCGCATCCTGCTGCGCGTTGGCGGCACTGCGCGCCCCGTGCGAAGCAATCAGCCCGCCGCCGATCGCGCCGGCCGCCGTGATCCCTGCCGCAACTACGACTGGAGGCACGATCTACTCCCCGATGAACAGTTCGCAGCGCCCGTGAGACAGGTCGTCGCAGCCCTGCGACTTCCAGCCCATGAGGCGCGTGAAGATGATGACGTGGCGGGACTCGACCGGGATGGCGGCCCAAAAGAGCTTCGCGCCCATGTTCTCGCGCATCCACGCCAGCATCCGGCGGGAGAGGTCGAGCACTTCCCGGCCGCGCTGCTCGAAGGCGACGTGAACCTCGTAAATCCCCGGCCCGCGCCACACGAACAGCGCTCCGCCTTCGCCCTTGGCGAGAAACACGTTGTGCCGGTCCGCGAGGATTTCCGCCATTGCCGGGTGGCGCTTGCCGCTGTCGCGCCAAATCCATTCGTTCACCTGTTCGGCGTCGAACGTCCTGATGAGGCTCGGCATGAGGTCGAACGGCATGGCATGTGATTACCTTGCCCCTTCGACCTGCGCGGGCTTTCTGAAGACGGCGCTCCCGCTTTGCGTCGGTGTTGAATTTCCGTTATTCAGGCGGTGATGAAACAGCGCACCTGGTCTGCCGTTGAGATGGTCATTGCGGGATTGATCGTCGCACTGGCGGTCACGATGACCCTGCACACGCTCATCGACGGGGAGCTTCAGATTCCGGTTTGCGTGCGGTGCTGAAGCGGCTGTTCCCTACTCTATCGCGGATCAATCCCGATGTTGGCCCGCTGGAATGGGCGGCGCTGCTGTTCGGCCTTGCGCTGTTCGCTGCGCCGATGTCCTATGCGGCGCGGTCGTTCGTCGAGTGGCTTACGGCTTCGTGAACACCTTCGTTTGGCCCGCAGTCCACGTTCCCGACGCAGCCACGCTCCATGAAGTTGTCCATGTTCCCGTTGTCGGGTCGAGATACTGCACGTCAAAGGAGGTCGGGCCATTCAGTGCCGAACCGGTCCAAAGTGTCCACGCGATTTCGGTGACGACCTGCTGCGTTGGGAAGCGGTAGCCGAGATAGGCGGGACTTCCGGACGTTGGGTGAGCCGGGCTGTTCCACAGTGTCGTCGTATTGTTGTCGAACGCGTTTGCTGTAACGTTAATGTTGTCGCCTATCGCATTGCCGCCGTCAGCGCTCGCCGCTGCCGTGAGGTCCGATCCGCCAGATGTCGCGCGAAACTCAAGCTCCGCGCAGCGACAGTCAGCCGAACCGCCCTGCGTCGATATGACCTTGACTCGCCAGCGCGTAGAGCCTGCGACAGCTGGGTTCGGCTTGGAAAAAATGAGTTGCGGGCTTGAGGAGACTAAGAACGTGTCCTCTGACCAATAGGTCGTCCACGACGAAGTCCCGGTGTCGTAATACTGAACGTCGAAACTCTGCGGCGTGCCGTTCACATTGGAAGGTGTGATCGCGAGTTGGAGAACATCGACGATAGAGGCGAAATCATATTCTATCCACGCCGGAAGCGTTGAGCTGCCGCTATCCCATCCAGTCGAAGTATTGTTGTCGAATGCTTTGTCGGGAGTGTTCGTGGACGACGAAGAGGCCAGCGCGGTTCCGCCACTGCATTGGTCTGTGCCGCCGACTGAGCCGCGCATCTCGATTTCCGCCATTCCTGGAAAGCGGCCAGCAAGGTGCACCGACGTGATGTTGAGCCGCCATTTGCTCGACGGGCCGGACCCACCTGCGCTCGCCGGAAATGGCACGATCTGAACGAACATCAGGCAGTCCGCTTCAGGCTCGCCGCGACGAACCCAGTAATCGCCGAAGCGGACACCTTCAGCCATGCACCGGCCTGAAGCGTTGCCGGGAGCGTGGTTGAACTAAACGTTCCAGGTGCGGCGCTCGTGGACTTCGCATAGGCTAGTGTACCCGTGCCGATCGCCGCATTACCCGCGTCAATCGTCATCGCGACCAGCGCCGGAATGTAGGCGTCTCCGGCGGACGTGAACGTGATCGTCCATTCCTTGGCACTGGTGACGTTGAGCGCACCCGAGACCAGCGACAGCACGCCGGCCGAGCCCGTGCTGATCTCTTCAATCGCGCCGGTGCTTGCTGTCGTGCGGCCGAGCAGCTTGCCGGTGGCCTGGGTCAGCCCCGAACCGGTGATCGCGCCCGTCTTTGCCGCCCCGACCGTGGAATAGTCGATCGTCTCGGCCGCCGATCCGTCGAACGACACCGGAGCAGCCGCACCGCCAGACGTGGTGATGGTCAGAGGGTGGCTGACGGACGACGGTAGCGGGATTTCGCTCGCGGCGATCAACCGGCCCTGCTGGTCAACGGTGAAGATCGGATAGTTGCTCGAATCGCCGTATGTCCCCGGCGTGACGGCAGTATCGGCGAGGCTTACTGCGTCCGCGGTGACGGTGATCCCGGTCCCTGCGCCCACTGCGAGCGTGCGGTCGTCAGAAAGATCGCCGCCTCCGGTCAAACCGTCGCCGCCGAGCACCTGCCGCGTCTCATCGACCTTGATCGAGATGACCGCCGGCACTTCCTCGCGCACCGTGCGAAGGAAGGCTTCGAGGTCGCGTACCGTGCGCGGGTCTTTGACGAACGAGGCCAGCTGCTCGCGCGTGATGTTGAAGCTGATGTCGATGCTGTCAGCCATTGAGCGGTTCGAGCTCGGCTTCGAGGCGCGAGAAGCTGATCGGCGTGCCGCTGATCCCCCTGAACCGGAACGAGCGCCACTGGCGCATGAAGCCGTTCCTGCGCCATGCGAGGCGGAGCGAGCGCTGTCCTGTGAACCCGGACCTTGCGGACCGCTCCTGCGAATAGGTCACGCCATCGTCGGTCCAGCGCATGAACGCCCGCGGCTCCACGCCCGGATCGGCGCGGCCGTAGAAGCCCACCAGCTCAAGGTCGTGACAGACTGCGCCCTTGCCGCCGGTATAGACCAGCTGCGCATCGAAGCCCCACGCCGCCTGGTCGCCGAAATGGTTGTCGTGAAGGTCGGTCAGGACGCCCAACGCGGCAGAATTGATGTCGCCGCAGTGCCACGATCCATAGGCGAGGACGAAATTGCGGGCGCGATAGGGTGAGAGCCCGTCCGTCCCCGACGCGAGCCGATACCAGCACGGCACTTCCAGAGCCTGTGTCGCAAGCTGGGAGAACACCAGCGTCTGATCGGGCAAATGGACGTAGAGGTCTTTCGCGCCGGCTCCCTCTCGCGCCTCGAGGATGATCGCCGCCAGTTCCTCGTCCGAAAGCTGGGCAAGCATCCGGTCGATCTCGCGCGTGGAGATCGCGACCGCCTGCCCCTCGCCAAGCAGATAGACCTGCGGCTGCTCGTTCCTGCCCGAGCCGACCATCGCGTAGGTCTCGAGGAACTTGCACTTGGCGTTCGTGCCGACCGCGCCCTTGTCGATCTGTGCGCCGCGGTTCCTCTGGAACGGGAAACCGGTCGATCCCGAGTTGAAGAAGAACTCCGTGGTGTAGCGGTTGAACGCGATCAGCTCCCCGCGTCTCTCCCCAAGCCCCATGACCGGATCGGGATCGGCTTCCGATGAGCCGTACTTCAGAGGATCCACTGCTGTTGGGTCGTTGAGCTCGGAAACGACGATCGAAGTCCCGTCGGTGGTGATGTCGTAGCCGTCCATCCACACGACATCGATCACCTCGCCAAGGTCAACGTCGGTGACCTGCCGGAGCCCGTCAGTCTCATTGTAGAGGTACAGGTTGTTGTTCCGCGCGATCAGCAGATTGTCGAACGAGTAGGCGAGCGCCCCTTGCCCGAGCCCGCCGACGGTGCCGATCAGGGTCACGGTGGCGTCGGAAGCCACGCTGATGAGCTTCGCGCCCGAGATGCGATATACGAGGCCGGTCTTGGGCCAGTAGATGCCGCCGCCGTCCTTGCCCCGCCCGGTCGCGAAATTGTCGATGCCGGGAGCCGAGCGCAGATAGCCCTTGGAGATGCCGGTCTCTTCGGCGTTGGGGACCAGGTTCAGCGGATAGGAGCGCTCGAAATCGGGTCCGCGCTGGCTATAGACGCCGCTGAGGATCGAGATTTGCACGGCTCACCAGCCGTGGAAGAACTTGGGCCGATAGCAGCGGTCGTTCCCGGCGCCGGTCGGACCTTTCAGCGCGATCTCCGGACGGCGCGCATAGCGGCAGAAGAACTCGCTTCGCGTCTCCGCCGCCTGCTTGACCAGCGTTCCCGTCGCCTGCTTGCCGTAATCCGGACCTAGCAGGACCGCGAGATTGGAGACGAAGCAATCCACGTCCTGCTCTTCGATGCCCGCGCTGTCCGAAGGGAGCGATTGGCCGTTCGCAGCCGGTTGGATGTACCCGAACGGCTCCAGCTTGCCCTGCCAGCGCGCCGCGAGGCTATCCAGCTGGCGGAGCGCCGAATTGTCCTCCTCGGCCTCGGTATCGAACACGTAGTTCGCGATCCCGAGCTTGCCGAGCGCACGGATGATGATCGTGCCCTTGGTGATCGCGCTGTCGGGCGACAGGTCGTCGGCGCCGGACTTGATCTTGAGCGTGACAGAGCGGGTGAACGACTGGCCTTCAACGGTCGTCACGGCCAGCGAAAGGACGGCGGTCTCACCGTTCGCGCCGCCGGAGACGATCACATAGGCGGTTCGGGGGTCCGGATCGACTGCGGTGAGGGTGACGGTTCCGCTCGTGCGCGTGAACGTCGCGGTTTCGATCTTGTCGGGATAGATGTCCGACAGGTCGAAGCTGTAGCGCCGAGCGTCTTCCGGGGATTTCGGCGTCCACTGCATAGGACAAGGAAATACCCGCGCCTCAATCGAAGCGCGGGCTTTCTGAACGGCGCGAGAGAGGGAAAACCCCCGCCGTCAAAAATCACTTCTTCGGCTTGGCGCCCTTGGCCCTGGTCGATTGCGCGCCCTTGAGCGAGCCGCCGGGCTTGCCGTCGCCGTCGTGGTCGAGCGGATGCGCGCCGGGTTGGTCCTGCCAGCCCGCTGGGATGTCAGCGCCTTCCTCGAAGATTTCGCCCTCACCTTTGGGGCCATACATCCACTGGCGATGACTGCTCTTCATGGAGCCTCCACGCGAAAACGGAGAGGCCCGGGCAGGGGCCTCTCCGCTCCGATCATCAGTTGTTGTGCAGGCGGCACGCGAGCTGCGGACGCAGCGTCTTGTAGCCGTAAAGCACGTCGATACGGCACGGGAAGTTGTCCGTGCTGATATCGTAGTCGCGAACGATGCGCAGGCTGATGCCGTCCATGACCTCGCGCGCGGCGAAATCGACGCCCGACGGCATCTGAAGGTCGGCGGTCGCGAAGGTGAACGCCTCCTTCTGGTACAGCATCGACGTGCCGACGGCGCTCGAGGCAGTGCCCGCGATCGTGATCGCCGCGTTATCGGCCGGAAGCGCGTCGACGTTCTGAAGCGGGCCCGAGGCATACATCGGGATCGCGAGAGAAACGTCGCCGGCACCGCCAGCGTAATCCGCCGCAACCACGTTCTGGAAATCGATGCCCGTCGAGAGCTTCGATTCCGGATGGACGCGTTTGACCGACGCGAAGGTGATGACATCGCCCTTCTTCAGCGTGCCGGTGCCGGTGTCGACCGTGATGGTGGTATCGCCGGCCGCGTAGGTGTCGTTCACGAGGTAGCCGGTGTTGCCAGCGCCACGGGTGTGCGACGGCCACAGCGTGTTCTCCATGAAGTTGAACCCGGCGGTGCGGCCCATCATGCCTTCGCGGTACTGCTCGGCGATCTGGCTGGAGTCCTGGAACAGACCCTTGAGCCCGTCGACGAGATCGACGGTATCCTGGGTGTTCAGGTTCGCGGTGCGATCGTTGAGCGGGGCAAGCGCGTTCTGGAGGATCTTGCGACCCGCCAGTACCTTCGCCAGCGTCAGGGCCGAGCCGCCGTTCCAGACCGAGTTCGCAACGTCCTTGTACATGGACATGGCGTCGGCTTCGACATTGGCCGCGAGGACCGACATCGCGGGCTCGAGGATGCGTGCCGAGAAGTCGTCCAGGCTCAGCGTCAGTTCGTTGGAGCTGAACTGAACGTCGACGCCCTTCTGCGTCGAGACCTGGAGCGAAACCGACTGCTCGGTCACGTCCTGGGCCGACAGGTTGGCGCCGGTCCGGACCGTGAACTGGTTCGGCTTGCGGATTTTCAGCGTGTCGCCGATTTTCGCGCCGGACTTGGCGAAGCTGGAGTCATAGTCACGAGTGATCGTGCCGATGAAGTTCAGCTTCTGGTGAAGGATGCGCAGCGCCTCGCGGGTCACTGCGGTGGGGGTCAGGATTGCATTGGCCATTGTCTAGGTTCCCGCTCGCAAGAGGTTGAGATCAGCGCTTGTTGCGTTCGCGAATCTGCTGGTTGCGGCGGCGGGCCCACTCGTCGGCCGAGAGCTTGTCGGAGAGCTTCGCATCGGGTTGGCTCAGCTGAGCCTCGCCGCTGATCCGGCTTTCGGGTTGCGTTGCCGGTTTCCTGCGCTCCATCTTCGTCTGTCCTTCGAGTTTGGCTGCCGCGAAAGCAAATTCGATCGGGTCCGTGATCGAGGCGAGCTGCCGGAGTTTTTCGGGGTGCTTGCCCAAGGCATAGACGAGCCGTGCCTTGTTCTCCGCCCCGTGGACGAGGATTGCCTGCTGCGCTGGGTTCAATGCCCCAAGCACTTCGGCTTCGGCGTCGGCGAAATCCTTGACCCCCAGTTCTGTTTTCTGGACGGCGTAGGTCTCGACCTTGGCCTGATACCTCTCCCGTTGGGCTTCCTCAGCCTTTTGGGCTTCGGACTGCGCGCGCTCCACTGCCGCCTTGCGATCCGACCAGGCATTGAACTCCTGCTCGAACCGCTCCTCGTCATATTCGCAACTTTCGAGCGTCGGCTTCTGACCGACTTCCGGAACGTCCGCCGGCTTGCCCTTGCGGGCTTCGGCCAGTTCGCGCTCCAGCTCCCGGTTGCGCTTGCGAAGATCGCGCACCCATTCCGGTGCTTCCTCTGAGGCTGGCGCTGCCTCGTCGCCGAACGAAACGACAACCTCGTCGGCGTCGTCATTGACCTCCGGTGTCGGCTCGGCGTCCTCTTCGCGTTCGTCGCCGGGTTCGACCGGCTCGGTCAGCTCAAGAACATCCTCTTCCTCGACCTGAGGCTCGTTCGGTTCGTCTGCCATTCAAAGACCCTTCTCACCGTTGCGGCTGGTGGCTGCCGATGAGCGGAAAATGACGGGGTTTTGCGGCGGCTGTGAAAATTCTGAAGAGCGCTATTGCAGCGCCGTGTCGCTCGCTGGCTGAGCCTGCGCCGTCGCCTCCACGAACCGGTCGGCATTGGCGTTGATCGCGTCGATGATCTGCTGCCGGTCCTCGCGGCTGATGCCCGCCAGAAGCTCCAGCGCCTTCGCCTTGTTGAGCGCGGCCTGTGCAAGCGCGTTGATCGCCGCGGCGCCCGACTTCTGAGCGTCGGCAAGTGCCTGCTTGGTCATGCCCATCGCCAGCATCGCCTGCGGATCAGGCTGCTGGTTCTGCTGCTCGGCCGCAAGCTCCTGCTTCTCTTCGTCGGTGGGCTGGAGGATGCCCATGCGGACCGCGCGCATCCGGACCCACTTCTTCAGGTCCGCGATGCCTTCGCCGTCCATTTCGGCAAGCGCAGCGGCGATGCACGCCGCGGCAAGCTCCTGGTCGCCCGCCTGCGCCGCGGCTTCCGCCATGCCGACGAGCGAACGGACCGTCGCATCGCGCCGCGTCCGCGACGATGGGCCCACGTCCACGACGCAGCGATACTTGCCGTCGAACAGGTTGCGGACGATCTGGCGGCCGTCCTTGGCAAGCCCAGGGTCGCCAATCGTGATGTATTTCTCGCCGCCCTTGTCGTCGATCGCGCGCATCTTGCGGCCCTGCTCGACGTAAAGCTCGGCGGCCATGCCCTTCCACACTGTGCCGCAACGCTGGACGGCGGTGCCAAAGCTGTCGGTGTAGATGAACGTCTTCGCGTCGACGCGCTGGTGCACGAGCTCGATCGCCTTGGCCGACGTGTTGGCCGGAACCTCGTCGGCCTGGTCGGAACTGCCGGTGATGTCGGCAATGTCCTGACCGGCCAGCTGCACCAGCGCGGCAAGCGGCGCCGGAACCGACGGCGGCTCGACCTTGCCGATCGCGCCCAGGGCAACGGGCTTGCCTTCCTCGTCGCGGAGCGCGCGAGCGAGCGCATAGGGGGCGCGCTTCTTGTTACCTTCCGCCCATTCTTTCTCGAGGCCCGCAACCTGCTCGGGGTCGAAGATCGGCTTCTCGAACGGCGCCATCGCCGCGATCTCGGCGAGTCGCGAGACCTCCGCGTTGTAGATCCGCTGCGGGTCTTTCGCCTTGCGGACGTGGCCCGAGCAATGCTCGACGTTCTCGATCACCGCGCGCTTGGCGTAATAAACGATGATCGGAATGTTCGGTCCGGGAATGCGCTCCTCGTTGAGCACTTCGGCGCCTGAGATCGTGTACTTGGTCACGACCGGCTTCTTCACCGTGCGGGTGCGGGTGATCGTCCAGCCCTTGGCCGCAAGCTCGGTCAGCTGCTCGCCGGTCGGATCGTAGAGCGTCTGCTCCTCGGGTTCGTCATCGGCAACGGGCAGCGACAGCGTGACCTTCTGCGTCTTCTCGTCGGTGACCTCGTAATATTCGGCGAGATAGACGACATGCTCATCGGCGACGTACCAATGGAACGTGCGCACCGGCCACTCGGCGAAGTCGGACTGCGCCTTCTCGCCATATTCCTCGACGAACTCTTCCTCGGGGACCGGGTTGAGCACGATGCACCATTTGGCGTCGTGCTTGTCCTTAAACAGCGACGGGCCGTAGAACACCCGCCGGTCGGCGTCGGTGATCGGCTCGAACTTGATCCGCTGCTGGTCGTTGTCGGGATCGCTCTCGTCCTCGTAGCAGGCACGCAGACGCCAAGCGCCCATGCCGCCGGCCGTGCCTTCCTCGAACGCATTGTCCTGCGACTCCTGCCCGCCGTCCTCGAAGTCGGCGCGGTACAGCCCATCGAGCGCATCGGCGGTGTCGTCGTCGCCATCCTCGTCGTCGGGGCGGAAATCGACGCTGATCCGGTTGTTGCGGTATTCCGAATAGATGCGGGTCAGCTCCTTGGAGGTCTTGTCGACCTCCATCTTCGGAGCGTTCTCGAACTGGCTGCCCCAATCGTCGTCCCACTGAGCGCCGCGGACCGCGCAGAAGCGGCGGTCGTCCAGGCACTCTTCGCGGATCGGTTCCTGGACCAGCCACGTCGCGTCCATGCGCTTCAGGGCGCGCTCGTGGACTTGCTGGTGCTTGGTGGTGTCAGCCACCGAAGTCGCTGCCCCACTGATGCATGGCCGTCATCAGCAGTCCCTTGCAAGTGAAGCTGTCGTGACGCGGGCCAATGCCGTAACTCTGCCAGTAGTAGCGGTGCGCTACCTCATCGTCACCGCGCGGCGTCTCGCTGTCGCTGTGGCCGATCACGACGACGCAGGTCGTGACGGGCCAATCGCCATGCTCGCTCGCATCGATCTCATCGGCGATCCGGCGCAGAGTGGCGGTGACATCGTTGAACGGCTGCGGTTTCGTGATTGGAACGACGTTCATTCGCCAACCACTACCGCTCAGCCCAAGCGTGCACCGAAATTCTGAAGCCTCTCCGGAACCACGATAGCCCTCATCGGTTTAGCGTTCGGGAGGGCGCTTTCGTGCACCCATCTTTCAGGGCCGCGTGGATTTCACGAGAAGCGCGGCCCCCCGCTCCGCAGCTGAGAATGAACGCCGGGGCTTTTACCGCCTCCTGTTGAACCCCGTCGCAAGCGAGGGGATCGGCCTCACCACGACCTTCCGCTCGTTCTTCAGCGCCCGCCGCGCACCCTCCACGGCATAGCGCAGCGCGTCGATCATGTGGTTGTCCTTGTCCTCCAGCACCGCCGTCACCTGCCCGGTGAGGCTGTCGACCTTGTACGAATAGTGCGTGAGCTCGTCGATCAGGTGCGTGCAGCGCGGGTGGATCACCAGGTCATAGCTCTTCAGGAACTCAACGCCCTCTTCGACAGAACGCGCGCCCTTCAAGGCCGGCGCGATGCGCGGGAAGCCGTTATTGCGCAGATGCGAGATTGTCTCCGGCCGCGACGAGTCGGCGGTCATCCAGTAGCGCTCGGCGTCGGGGATGGAGAGGAACAGCGCCGGCAGGTTCACGATCTCGACCTGCAAGCCCCACGCCTCATGGTCGACGAACAATTGCCGCCCGTCGATCCAGCACCGCACCGCGCAGCTCGGATCGATCGAGAAACCGAAGTCGGCGCCCATGCGATATTCGACGTTTTCCGGGCTATCGAACGTCTCGACCCGCCAGTTCTTGAACACGCGGGCTTCCGAGTTGGCGCGATAGTGGCCCATCCAGATATGGTTGAACTTGTCGATGTCGCGCGACCGGACGAACTCCATCTCCGTCCGGAGCACGTCGGGAAACCACGGGTTGTCGGTCCAGTTGATCTCCCGGACGATGCTGTGCGGCGGCGGCGCGAAGCCTTCACGGTTCTCCAGATGATTGCCGCGGAACAGTGCATCCACCGGGCAGTCGGGAAGGTCCGGGTTCCACGTCCAGATCAGCCGCGAGGTCGATGCGCGAAGCGTCGGGATGATCGTGTCGACGCTCGCCTGGCTGAACGCCTGCGCCTCGTCGCCCCAAAAGGTCGTCAGCCCTTCCATCGATTTCAGGCCGGATGCGTTGCCGCGGACGCCGGAAAACAGAAACAGGCTCTCGTGCGGGCCCCTGATCTCAGTCTCGGTGCTCTGGAATGCGGGCCTCAATCCGAGGCGATCGATCTCGTCATCGAGCAGGCGCTTCGAGGAATCGCGGATGCTCTTCTGCGTCTCACGTCCGCAAAGGACACGCTCGTGGCGCTCGGCCGCTTGCAAAACGAGCCCCGTTGCCACGGTGCGCGATTTTCCGCCGCCGCGTCCGCCGTGCCATGCGAGATGTCGGAACGGCTGCCACAGGTCCGCAGCATATTCGGGGAGTTGGACTTCACGCACCGGGAGCGTCGTCGCTCGGCTTCACAAGCGTCACCTGGAAGCTCGGCGGAAGCGGATTCTCTGGATCGGAGCCGAGCAGCTGCTTGTCACCGTAGCGTTTTGGATCCCACTTCTTCAGCAGCTCGAGCCGCGTCCAGATGCGCAACTTCGAGCGCTGAACGTGCTCCGCGTCGAACGCTTCTCCGGTCGAGCCGTCTGCACGCTTCCTCTCGACGTAATCGTTCGTCGCATCGTCAGCGATTTCAAGGCAGTCCGACGCGATCTTGTCGAACCCGATCTTCCGGGCACGCGCGATGCTTTCGGATACGCCGGCGCGATCCTGCTCCCACTGCCAAACCGTAGTGACGCATGGCATTCCGTCATCCCGGCAAATCGCGGCCAACGGCTCACCCTCACTAAGCCGGTCGCAAATCTGCTTCAGCAGCGCGTCGGTGTATTTCGATGGGCGGCCCATTGCCTCAGCTCGCCTTCCTCACTGCGCATATCCCAAGCGCGCGTTCGATTGCCTCCAATAGCCGAGCCGAGCCCTGCTCAGCGTCTTTCTGACGCCGCGCATCGGTGATCGCTGCCGGCGCATCGCGATCCTGCGGCTCCCGCGACCGGTAGTAGCGATCCTTCACGCTGTCCCGTGAGCGGTAGGGAATGAGCCTGTGCGTCTGGTCAAGATCGAGCCCGTCTCGAATGGCCTGGTCGATGATGCGCTGCTCGTCGGGCGTCCAGCGCGCGACAGCACGGGCCCGGACCGGCGCGACAAATTGCGCCGAACCCACCCCTTCCGTTTTCGTGATCCTTGCCATGAACATTCCCCACCCCTCGATTGCGCTATTCGCCCGCTGCGAGCGATTTCCCGTCCGTCGGCCTGTTGCGGTCCTCCTCGTCGGCGAGCGCTTCCCACGCCTTGGCCTGGGCGTGATAGCCCTTCGCCCTCGCATCCCGTGCCCATTCGCGAGCCGTGCGCATCAGTTCGCCCTCATTCGGTTCGTGACGCCGCCAGTCAGCGCCTGGACGTCGGTTTGCGTCGGCGGGAGCTCGCCCGCCTCATCGCGCCGCATTCCGCGGATCGTGCTGTCGAAGCGCTTGAGATTGCCGGTTTTAGCCGCTGGCTGCCGGGCACGCGCCAAAGCCACCCCAGCCAAAATCAATTCTAAAGAACAGCCCAAAGCCAGCCATTCGCGGATCGTGCCGAGTGAGGCGTGACGCTGGTTGTCAGTCGGCCACCAATCAGCTTCCCGACAAACGTAGTTGAGAGCAGTCTCGGCATCGGTAATGCCTGGAGGTGGAATTTCCTTAGCGCGGGGGGGTATAGTCTTAGGCTTAGAAGTTATATATTCCTTCTGGCTTCTGGCTTCTGGCTTCTGGGCTTTAAGTCCACCGTTATCCTGCTGGTTATCCGAACCCTTATCCGAAGGTGGATTTTGCCTTTGTTTTCCACCACTTCCGATTAGCTTCGGATTTCCGCCGGACTTTCCGTTTTCGCGCGCATTTTTCGCCTTTTTTTCGTCGCGCTTCATCCGGCGTGAGTAAATTGTGCCGCCGGCAGCGCGCGAGAAAACGCCAGCCCTTTCGAGCTCGGCAAGCATGTCTGAAACATGTTGGGTCGGGGCGCCGACTTGGAAGGCTAGTTGCTCGTCAGAAGGCGCTACGCCATTGATAATCAGGCTGCCGTAGCGATCGCTGCGGTGCATCAGCGCAAGCATCTCCAGCCACAAGCCACGCGCTGCCAAGCTGCACATGCGGAGCTTTTCATCCGCTCGCCAATCCTGCGGATAGAACTTCATCCAGGGTGCCGCTTTCGAGGTCATGCCGGCTCGGCCGGAATTTCAGCGCCAGCGACCCAATCTTCGAGCTCGGACATGAAGTTGCGGAAGGTCGTATGGAAGACTGCCAAGTCGGCAAGTTCGGCCGGCGAAAAGTGCTGGGCTGCCCGTAGGATCATGGGCCAAGCCATGAAGTCCCGAAGATCCTCGTGATAGCGTTGGGCGTAACGGTTACGGACGATCAGGCGCACTTGGAGCAGCTCGTCCAGATTGTCGGCGCTCTTGCCGAGATTGCAGCCGTCGCAAGCGGTGACGAGATTCCACGGCGCATTCGTCCCGCCTGATCGAACAGGGACAAGGTGATCCACATGGAGCTTCACATGCGGGGCAGAGTGCCCACAATACTGACAGGTGAACTCGTCGCGCTTGAAGATGTCGAAGCGCAGTCGCTTGGATAAAGGTCGCCGTTCCATACTATTTCCGCATCACCTCCCGAACCCGCCCGAACGTCGCCATGAACTTCGCCTCGCGCGGCGTGATGAAGACCGCGGGCGCCGGAACGCCGTTGTTCCACAGCAGGCCGTGCGTCATGCCGCCGGGCAGAAGCGCAAAGCGGATCGCCGCCCCGCCGGCCGGTGTGGGGCCGGAGTCTGGCGGCGGGGCGACGAACTGGATATTTGTGCGGGCGCTCATCGACGATTCTATGCTCTCTGATCTCGTGAACCGCCAAGAGGAACGGAGGGAGCACATCTGTGGATAAGCCGGTTGTCCTCGTGCGCGCGTCCCTGCCGAGCCGCCGCAAGCATGGCTTCGGCGCGAGACAGCGGCACATTATGGGTCGCCGCCAATCCCGCCGCGGTGAAGCTCGCGAGGCGTTCGCTGGTGCACCCTGACAGCAGTTGCGCGAGCGCTGCGGCGGCGCGCTTCGACGACAGCTGCGATGTGCGGCGATTTCCCCCCATGCGCATCAGAAGAACGCCGTCCCGATTGGAACCCGGCTGTGAGCGCAGCCGATGTCACCGCGCACTCCACAGCGGGGACAAGGATCGCGGTCGATGCGTGGTGGCAACGGCCGGGCTTCTAGTTGCTCGTGATGCTCCTTCGACCGTTCACGGCGAGTCGCGGTGTAGCCTGGAGTGCCACCCCCGAGCGGACGGCCTTTGCCGCCATTTTGGCGTGGAGCGTAGGGCGCAATGAGCCCACCATCGCGCAGTCGTTTCCAGATGGCGGGGCGCTGGACGTCATATCGCGCTGCGAGCTCTGAGACTGCTTCGCCCGAGGTTGCGCCCCTACCGATGGCAGCAGCGAACGCTTCGCATGTTTCGCGGCAGAGCTCACTGGCATCACTGCGGATCGCGCCAAGCCGAGGCGCGAATGCCTTGCTGTTGGGCTTGGGCTCGTCCCGCATCGCGGGAACGGTCGCAGGATCAATTTCCAGAGCTGCGCATCCGGAAGCTGTGAGACGAGCCATATTGTTCGCGCGGCCAAGGTGCGGCCGGCAACGCTCGACAAGG